CTTGTGTAGACGCTGTGCTAGGTGCGCTTAACGACAATGGCATCTCCTTGATCCAACAAACCCATGACCATCCTGATGGCGTGATCGTAGAGACAATGTTCCTGCACGAGTCAGGCGAGTCCCTTAGCTGTGGTCGTCTGTACTTTCCTGCCGCCAAGAACGATCCACAGGGCTACATGAGCGCCTTAACCTATGCCCGTAGGGGTTCGCTCATGGCGGCTTGTGGAATCGCTCCAGAGGACGATGATGGCAATGCCGCATCCCGTAAGACAGAATCCAAGATTCCTGAAGGCGTAATGGCTGACCACCTTGCCGCCATCAGCGCCAGCTCCAACTCAGAAGAGTTGCAGAAAGCCTACTCACAAGCCTACGAAGCCTGCAAGGGTGACCAAGGCTGGCAAGCCAAAGTGATTGCCGCAAAGAAAGCCCGTGTTGAAAAAGCTAAAAAAGAAAGTTTGAAATCATGAAAAAAGAAAAACCTATCCACCTTGACCAAATGACCTTGCGTGACTTCTTTGCCATCTTTGCCATGGTCGGTGACCTAGCAAGTGGTACAGAAGCAGACCAAGAGAACATTGCCGCCAAAGCATATGACCAAGCAAACGAAATGATGAAAGCCCGAAATGATTGAAGTCGAACAACGCTCAAACGAATGGTTTGCCCTGCGCTTAGGCAAGGTGACTGCCTCTCGTGTCGCTGACCTGATGGCTAAAACCAAGACAGGTTACTCAGCAACTCGTGAGAACTACATGGCTCAACTTGTGGTGGAGCGCATCTCCAACTCACAGGCTGAGTCCTTTACCAACGCCGCTATGCAGTGGGGTACGGATCAGGAACCCTATGCCCGCGCTGAATACGAAGCCACACAGGGCGTTATGGTCGAGGAGTGTGGGTTTGTATCCCACCCAACAATTGAGATGGCTGGAGCCTCTCCTGATGGCTTGGTGGGGGATGATGGACTTGTAGAGATCAAGTGCCCTAACACATCCACCATGATCGATGTGTTGCTCACAGGTGTAGTGGCATCCAAGTACAACACCCAGATGCAATTCCAGATGGCTTGCACGGGTCGTCAGTGGTGTGACTATGTGGTGTTCGATCCACGCATGCCAGCCAAGGCGCAAATGTTTATAAAAAGAGTGGCACGAGATGAGGCGTTCATTGAAGAGATGGAAGCTGAAGTCACCAAGTTCCTCGGCGAAGTCGCTGAAAAAGTAGCAAAAATCCAATCAATCATTGAAAGCAAATAATGGCTAAAAAATACGACATCAAATTCGCGGCTCGTGAATACGAAGTAAAAGGCGAAAAGAAAACCTACTGGTCAAACCATGGCACACTGTTTATTGAGGACAGTGGTAAAATTAAAATCAAAATGGATTCACGCCCTGACTCCAAAGATTACGATGGCTGGTTCCAAGTGTTTGAGCAAAAGCCAAAAGAGCCGTACCAAGGTTTGCCACGAGATGATGGAGATGACATCCCGTTCTGATCAACGGGGGGAACGCTGTGCAAAAGTTTAATAGCTTGCGGACGAGCAGTTAGTACCCCCACCAAAAAAAAGCCCTGAGTGAACAGGGCTAAATGGCACTCTGCAAAAGTGTTATTTCATTTTAGCTAATTCTGCCTCGATGTCAGCTTCTATGTCTGGAGCACCCTTAATAGGAACTTGTATTGTTCCAATATCAGACTCAAGGTCAGGGGCTGTTTGTTGTGGAGCTGGCGATGGGAATATAGCGCTTGCTGTGCCCATGGTCGTGCCAATCTCAGCTTTGGTTGCCCTTGCCTCACGAGGAGCGGCTCTCTTAGCGTAGTCTTCCAAAACCTTGACAGTTGCGGCAACTTCAGCAGGATTATTAGACATCAGCATGCCAGCTAGTTTGTCAGCCGTATCCTGAGTCATGGTGGTGCTCTTAGCCGCTTTAGCCGCTAGACCAGTTAAAGATGACCAGAAACCACCTGTGATGGCATTTCCGATAGCTTCACCCATAGAGTTATCACCCTCAAGCGCTTGGTTCATCTGAGTGCGACGAGCGGTGCTCGAGTTAGCCAAGATGCTGTTAGCTTGGTTAAACAATTGAGACTCACGCTCAAGCGCCGCTTTAAACAACTTAAAGTGCGCAGGATCGTCAAACAAAGGCATGAGCTTTTGTTGCATCTCAGGAGAACCAATGACATTTTGCGCTGAGTTACGCACGGAGGCTGGCC